GATATAGATGATATCTGGAACAAAGTTCTTTTTCAAGTTTAGTTCATTCAGTAGATGCCTGAAGTTAGCTGAACCAGCAGTTGCAGTTGGATACTCCTTCACGATCAACTTGCCTTTGGCACGATCTCGAACTCGACCAATCAACTTGTAGTAAATTGCTTGTGGAAGATCTTTCAACTCGTCAAGTGTAACACCCAACAGATTTGCGTCGATACGCTCAGCAATTCTTTCTTCAGCCATTTCCATGGTGATATACAGAACGTTGAGCCCAGACATCAAATTCTGAGCTGCGCTGTGACACATGAACAATGACTTGCCAACACCGGTACCAGCCAAAGCAATATTCAGTGTTTTACGTGGTAAGCCACCTTGAGTAATCTTGTTGAAGAAGTCCAGATCAAAAGGAATACGAACTTCTTTGCGATGATAGAATTCATAACGAGCATCAGCATCATCAAGAAAGTCGTGGCCAATTGAATTGTCGAATGAAACACCGAGAGCGTCTTGCAAGATCTTAGGAATAGCACCAACACTAATGCTATCCTTTTTGTTGTCATCTACAATTTGAATCGATTGCATAAGAGCATTATATAGAGCTTTGTCTTTACAAAACTTCTCAGTAGAGTCAACAAGCCAATCCATATCCTTTTGTTCAGACTTATCAAGAGTCGATACGAGATCTTTGGCTCGCTTGAACTGATCTTCAGTCAAGCCAGTCTTCTCGTTCAAATCGATGTCAAGTGCAGTCTTAGTCGGAAACGAGTTGTACTTGTTCACATAGTCAGTAATCAGGTCGAACACTGTACGATCAACCTGATCACTGAAATAGTCTGACTGTAAGAATGGAATTACCTTGCGTGCATACTCCTCATTGTTAATCAAATTGCCGAAGATAACATTCTCAATTTTCATATAATTTCCTCTTAACAAATGTCTATAATATCATGACCAAATAATTTTGTACAACATTTATTACTGTTAATTTGATTCATATGTTCATAATAACGTTTTTTATAGCTTAACTTACAGAACCACAATTTATTTGGTGTTGACATAAATGGTATTAATGTAGGTGACATATTCATGTATTTAAAAATGCCCTCTGTAACAGATGGCCACCAATGATTAAAGTAATCATCAACAATAACTACACCTTCGTTGGCAATGAATCTAGATGCTAACTGCATATCATTAATAACATGTTCGACGGTATGACCACCATCTACAGAAATATATTTGTATTCAGTTGGAATTGAATCGAATGTTCTATGATCTGTTGAATCGCCATCTCTTATGATAACATTATTGCCACGGTGTATATCGTATGCACGCAAGTTATCTAAGAAGATATTACGATCTCCTTCGCCTGATGCATCGATGTTAAGATCTTGACGTTCAAATACATCTACTGCAACAGAATCAAACCCATGTACGATTGAATTTAACGCAATAAAAAACTGGCCGTGATGGACACCAATCTCCATAATACCGTGTTGTTTATTGATATCAATGTTCTCTAGAAAGTCTAATGCCCATATAGTTTGAATGGGACAAAAACCAATAATATTATTGTAAGCTTTGTCTAGATATTCGGCCAGTTCTTTTCTCATCAATCGTCTTCCAAGTCTTCATAAACAGATGCCACTTCATCTTCCTGCATGATATTGCCAGAAGCTACACGATACTTCTTTTCAATGAACTCATTGAACTTCGGGCATTGCAAGATTGGATGCCAGAAGCTGAAGTTATACGTATCATTCATACGATAAGATTTGTCAAGGATCTCACCGGTCTCCATGTCGACACGTTGGAACCAACCAACCTTTGGTTTGATTACGTGACCAGACTCAAGAGCCATGTCCATCAAACCAGACCATTTGGAGATACCTTCATCCCAAGAGACTTCAATCGGAATCTTGCTCTTTTCTTTTACGAAGCGAGACTTTTCAACGTTGATGATGAAGTTATAACCAACAACATCTTTGCCTTCCTTCTCTTGTTGACGACCAAGAATAAAGATGTTATCAGCCGAGTAGTAGATACCAGTGCCACCAGATACAACTGGCTTCGAGAACATTTCTTGAGTCATGTAAGTATGGTTTACTACAACCATCGGAATATCTTTGATGGTCAAGTGGGGCGTAACCATGCGGAAGAGAGACTTAAGTTGCTTAGCACGAGTCATATCGGCAGCTGAGTTTTGCTTCAGCGCATCATCAACTTCTTTCTTTGAAGCCAAGTTACCGACCGAGTCGATGATAATCATAACATGTTCACCACGACCAATCTGTTCAAGCTGGCTCATGATGTCGAACTTCAACTGTTCGATGTCAGTGATCGGAGTATGAAGAACTCGACTTGTGTCAATCTTAAACGAATCAAAGTAGGACTGAGGAGTACCGAACTCTGAATCATAAAACATTAGCACTGCGTCAGAGTACTTGTCCATATAAGCCTTGGCCATCAACAGACTGAATGAAGTCTTGAAGTGCTTTGATGGACCAGCCCAGATAGTAAGACCTGGAGCAAATCCACCATTGATCTTGCCAGACAACGCAATGTTGATTGCAGGAACCGTAGTAGTAATGGTATCCTTCTCATTGAAGAACTTCGAGTCTGCGAGAACATCAGTATCTTTGATTGTAGAATTCTTACGCAGTTTATTAAGTAAATCAGACATATTATCTCCTTGTTCGTAGTATTACAGTATATTCGGTATGTGAAATAATGTCAACCAAGAAGAGACTGAAGTTTCTTTTTAAATGCTTCAATCTTTTCTTTACGGTTAGGCCAATGGATATAAGCATTCTTTTCTGCATCCTTGGCAAGGTTGTTTAGCAGAGGAAGAACGAGTTTGTACATGGCTTCTGCCTTGGCTTGACTTTCTTCTGCTGTAAGTTGAGCTTGTGTAAAGATATCTTCACTTACGGTTGTAAACCCAAAATCAAAATCTTCGTCTAAATCTATGTTAACCATTGATGACTCCTATTGTCCAGTTTTCAGCGCAGTCTTCGGCGTATCGTAATGTTTTATCTTTTAAAACTCGCGTTTCAATATGCTCATCATTTTCAAAAAACTTGACATAGTAATAATCATCATAGCTTTGCTTATGCAATTCAGCTCTGCGGTTTGCATATTTTCCATTACCTTTGTATTCTGTTACCATCATGAGAACCAATCCTCTAGTGTTGCGCGTTTTTCCGTTTGCCAGCCAATTGTTTTGATAATCGATTCGATTGGACTGAGATAGCCTTTCTCGAACTGAACATCGTAGTCAATATACTGATGCATATTAAATTCTGGTGGAAGACCATTTGAACAAGAGATCACGTGTTCTCTTGTCGGATTCGGATTTTTGAGATACACGAACTTGATCTTCTCGCCACTGGCAACTGTTTGATATTTATTTTGAAGCTTCAGCTTCTCGATCATCTGATTGAAAACAACAGAACCACGAACGTGGATAGGAGTACCAGACTCAAAGCGACCAAAGCGATACCACTTTTCAATATCCTTCACGCCGCGAGTGAATGCCACATCCTCAAAGGCAAGTGTACGAAACTTTGTACGGAAGTTAGAGATATATGTTTGAAGATCTTCTTCAGATCCGTTCATGATAATTTCAAGAGACTTCTTAATGCTATCACGGCATGCAGTAGGAGTGGAAGAACGAACTGCTTCAATGCCCATCATCTTGAGCTTTGGCTTATCGTACTGAACACCCTCAGAGTTCCAGACATTGAGGATGTACATCTTCTTGGCTTTCCAGATGCCTTTGTTTGCGATGTTTTCTCGCTTCATCTGCATCTTTTGATCGTAAGCATTCATGCTGTCAGCCAGTTCCTGATACGACTTATCAATGAAAGGCTCAATGCGCTTCTTGCAAGCCGTGTCAAGGAATTCCACAATCTTCATATCATCAGCACCATCTGGGAAGACGTGCTTCACCAGACCATCGAGTGTAATGTAGATTGAGTCAGTATCAGATGCAATCACATAGTCTTTGTTCTTAGTATCAAGCAAATCATTCAGATAAAGATTGATCTTCTTCTCAATCCAGCGAATGCTGAGCTGACCAGACATGGTAATGGCTTCGGCGTTATTCACATCAAACCAACGGAACCACTTGTTACCAAGAGCACCATAAGCTGAGTTCAACTGAATCTTCTTAGCCATCTGCATGTTATCAAGTCGAGCAATCTCCTTGATAAGTTTTGCGTCTTTGGTCTTCTCGTATTCCTTCTTGACCTCGATCATTTCCTTCTTGTACTTGGTACGATCGTTATACATACGATCCATAAGGCTTGGAAGGAAGCCACGCTTTTCTTTGGTATAGACACAAAGGTTGGCGGCAATAGTGCAGTTCGAGTTTTTCATATCATTCTCGTACTTACTAATGCCGCCAACAAGTAGGTCGTCGATTGTCATCTTATCGCCCAGACGAGTTACAAGCGTCTCCGGAGAGATGTTGTATTGCATAATAAGATGAGGGTAAAGGGAGTTCAAATCGAACGACACAACCCATTTACTCATACCAAGCTTTGGATCTTTGACATAGCCACCAACGAATGGTCTATCATTCTTGTTCTTATTGTTTTGATAAACAACAGTCTTACGATCCAAGAGATAGTTGTGAGTAATAATATCCCACTGCTTCACCGAAGCCAAGCAGTCTTCATAGTTTACCTTGGCATCATAGGCCATGGCATAGACAAGCTCGATAAGTTTGAGTTTGTCTTCGAGCTTTTCAACAAGTTCAACGTCGTGGATGTTGTACTCAATATACTTCTGAAAATTCTTGAAACGAAGATCATCAAGATTATCGTATTCAGAATAGTCGAGCTTCTGTTCGCCAAGTTCTACCTGAGCAATATAGTCAAGTCGATAAGACTCTTGCTCAGTGTAAGTGAACTTCTTGTACAGATGTATGTAGTCCAGTACGGCAATGCCTACTGGTGTATAGGCCACATTGGTTCGGCCTCTAATTTCGACTTTGTATTCACGTAGGATTTCCCAAGGGGAAAGACGACGAGCCTGATCTTCTCCGAGAAGCTTTCGAATCCGGTTGACAAGGTACGGAATGTCGAAGAACTCGATGTTCCAGCCCGTGACAACGTCAGGCGAGTAGAGAGATCCGTTCCAGACTTCAAGGAAGGCGAGAAGGAGAGCAGATTCGTCTGCGCATTTGTAGTATTGAACATTAGGTAGGTGCTCCTTATAATCACCGCAGCCAAACACTGTCTTTTTACCATTGCGGCCTATGGTAATAGCTGTAATTTCATTTTCTGCAAGTTCGATATCAGGAAAACCGTTTTCAATGCTGGTCTCGATATCGATCGAACACACGGAAACGAGACTCGGATCGTACCGAATCTCGCCAGGATAGTTATCATAAATATACATGTAAGGCCAGTCGGTGAGACCAAAGATCTCCATTCCACTGACATCTTCATACGTTTGTAGGAATTCACGCGCATCTCGCATGGAATCGAAGTCCATACGACCAACGTACTCATCACGCAGATTACGATATTCGGTCTGAGTTTGGGATGGGATAAATAGATACGGCTTATACTTTGTGGCGAACTTTACGGGTTTACCGTTGTTGAGTCCACGAACAAGGATCTGATTACCGTGTCTGGTGATGTTTGTATAAAATTTCATGTTACCTCGCCACTACACATATTTTAGTTATATCACCATTTGCAAATAATGTACACACGTAAAAGGAAAAAAAATGAAGTTAACTGAACATTTTTCTTTGGCAGAAATGATTGTTTCTCCTACAGCTAAAAGACTTGGCTTAAGCAACACACCAACACCTGAACATATCGAAAACATGCGCTACTGCTGTGAGAAGATCCTCGAGCCAGTACGTGCTCACTTTGGTAAACCGGTTCAGATCAACTCGTCATATCGTGCACCATTGGTGAACAAAGCGGTTGGCGGATCTAAAACATCTCAGCACGTTAACGGACAAGCGATTGACTTCGAAGTTCCTGGCGTTGATAATAAGAAGGTCGCTGACTGGGTTGCTGATAACCTTGAGTTCGACCAAGTCATTTTAGAATTCTATACTGCTGGTGACAAGAACTCTGGCTGGGTTCACGCTTCGATTAAGAAGGAAGGCGGCAACCGCAAACTACGTATGATCGCTTCAAAGTCAAAAGCCGGTGGTACAGTATATACTACTGTGAAGGATTTCGATCCTTCGACTCTTCCTGGTCAATATCGCGCAGCAGCTCAACAAGTGTCGAGTCAAGCAGCTGCTCCAGCTCAAGCTGCTCCGAAGGCGACAGCGGCTGCAGTTGCAGGTCTAGGTGCATTAGCGGC